GATTGTCTTGGAGTAGTCGTCTCCGGCTTCCTCCCAGCGCCACCCTTTCGGGGAGTAGACGATCTTCGAGCCGGGGGCGGTGCGGGAGTTGGTTGGGGAGGATTGGCCCAGTGCGGCGAAGCCTGGGGTGGTTACGTACTGCCCGCCGCCGCCTCCCTCGGGGGCGGCCTTCCAGTTCTCGGGGCCTGCCATTAGGAGACCTTAATGATGTAGGGGAGCCCGAAATAGGGGGTGCGGATGTCGATGGTCTCGCCGCGCCCCACCTCGGTAGCGATCGGTGACCGGTCGGCGCGGTTGTTGCCCGTTGAAGTCAGGTAGGTGTACCCTCCGGTGCCGATGCCGATGTCCTTGTCTGCCTTTCGGGCCTGGAAGCGGGCGTTAGAGTCCGCCGCCTCACCAATTTCGTGAGTGTGTGCAGGCATCTGATTGATGGTGAGGTTGATACCCTCGCGGCCACCCCTGGACCCGATGGGGTACTGGGAGCCCTCACTGGAGCCGACAATGCCCCTTCCTCGAATGTCGGGGATGCGGAAGTTGGAGGCGGCTGTCGACCCGTAGGTAGTTCCGATGACGGCGAACAGCTTGCCGTAGGCGTTGCGGTCCAGTACGCGACCATCGCAGCGCATCCACCCCTCGGGGTCGCGCTCGGCGCCGAACATGGTGATGGTGCCGACAGGGATTGCCTTCTCCAGCATTGTGCGGATGCCCTGGGCGACCGACTGGACCTGCTTCATAATCTCGGCTGGCTGCCCCGCTACCACTCCTTCGAGAGTGGTCACTCCTCGTGTGGCGGCGGAGATGCCATCCTCGATCCTTGTGAGGTCTGCTGCAGTAATCCGGGTCTCGTTCGCCCCGAATCCATCCCGCCACTGCTTGGGGGCCACATACTCCTGCATTATTTATCCCCTTCCGCCCTGAGGACGAAGATTCGCCCATCGGGAGCAATCCACATGCTGGACCCTATTACCCCGTCATCCGGAGGAACTGGCCCCGACGAGACAAGATTGACGGCAACCTGAGTCATCGCCTCAGTAAGATGCCGCATCTCCCTCAGTGTACCCTCGCGCGCAGCCTGCTGCATAGCCGAGCTACCCTTGAGTTTATCTTCCACCTTCTTAGCGATGGCATCGGAGTCGATCGACTGCTCGAGAGTAATAGTCGCTTTGGGCCCCCACGTGGATTTGTTACCCATGCGGTCATACGACCTAAGGCACACCTCGTACTCGCGCATCTCCAAGCCGACAACCGATGTCCGCTGCATCGGGGCGATCATGTCTGCCGTGCGCCCCTCGGCCGCGCCAGGGAGCTGCACGGACACCTCGACGCCCGCGAAGTCCGCAGGCATGTTCTGGCCGTCCTTGCCCGCGTAGTCCCACCACACGCCCAGCACGCCGAGCACCTGCGACAGGATCGGCTTGGACGGAACCGGCGGGGGCTCGACGTCTGACGCCACCTCGAGAGTCAACGGGTGAGACCAGGACCCAACTCCGTCATTAGTCTGGGCTCGCACCGTGAAGTCAACCCTGGCCCCAGGCCATAAGTCCCCAATGGTGGCTCGTGTAGTGTCGGCGCCCTGAACCACTAGCGACCCGGAAGCGATCGCCCCATTCAAGGTCTGCTTCCAGGACACCTCATAGGACACGACATCCACTCGGCCACCCAGGGTGTCAGTCTCGACCCTGCCCCACTGGATGTCGGCGACACCGACAGGCCAACCGCTGCTGCCGATGACGGCCCTGCTGGTCCCCGTTAGGCCCTGGGGGGCGAGGGGCCAGTACTTCGATGCAGGGGGCTGCGGGCGCACGCCACTGCCTGAGGTGGATGCGAGGCCGACGATGCCTTTCGTGCGCTTCGTCAGGCGCCCCAGGAGGCTATCCAGGACGGTGCCGAAGGTGGTGTGGCCGACCACCATCCCGTCCTTCTGGGTGACGCTGATCTGGGCTACCTGCAGGCGCTCCATACCCTCGGCCCGCTCCACCATGATCCAGTCCCCGAGGCGATAGTCGACCCAGGGGAGGAGATGCACGTCGGTGGCGGCCCACTCGCGCTTAATCTCCTCGCTCACGTGCGCCCCGGACTTGAGGGTAGCCTCGGCGACCATGCGGGCAGTGGCCTCCAGCTCCACGCCACCGGCCTCCACGACCTTCTCGACGCGGCGCATCCCCTTAGGGGCGAGGGCGTTGTGGATGAGCCACGTGCGACCACCCTCGCCCTTCACGAGGACGTCGGTACACATGTCAGCCCAGGTCGCAGCCTCGGGGGCGCCCGTGAGTGTGGTTGCGAGGGGCCACCGCTTCGAGGCTGTCAGGTCCCGAGCCTGGGTGGTGTCCGCGTTGTACACCTTGAAGGTGCGGCCCTGCCATACCGTGTCGATCATGCCGAGGTCGCGCAGGGAGTCGACGATCTGGAGGAGGCTGATCGTGGGATCGAAGTAGAGGGTGACGACCTTTGCCCAGTCCTGGTTCGAGGAGTCCTTCGTGGTGTTCGCGTCCAGGGTGAGACCCGCACCCCAGCCGCGCTTGACGGCGTTCTGCCAGACGGTGCCGATGATCGTCCCCGCGTTGCGGGACAGGAACTTGAACTTCCCGTCCTTGTCCTTCGCTTCGATAGGCACGGACCAGATGAGCGCCTCTTTCATGTAGTCGCTCACATGGACGGCCTGCACCTTGCGCGAGTCCGTGCCGTCGTTGACGAGGTTGTGCTCGGTCTTCTGGGTGATGAACCGCGCATCCGGCAACTCCTCCCAGTCCATCCCGTTGAAGGTTGCCTCAACGGCGACCTCAACCTCGCGCTCCAGCACATCCCCGCGGATGGCATTAGGGCCGGGCGCATAAGACATGGATAGAGTGGGGGTCTTCCCGCGCGGCGTGGTGACCGTCATCTCCAGGATATCGGGCACGACCCCGATCCTCGCACCCTGCACCTCGTAGGCGACGGCACGCAGCTGCATGCCGGGGAAGTAGTCGCGGCGCATCAGTAGGCCCTCCTCGCCTGAATAACTCCCGTGGTGCCGGTGACCTGGAGGACGATCTTGCCCTCATGGTTCGGGGTGAGCTGGAAGCCCTCGGGGGACATGCTGATCTCCGCGGAAGCGTTCACCGCGCCGCTCAGTGGGTACCACCGCTCGGACACCTGCCTCCATGCGGAGTACTTGCCGACGTCAATGAGGAGTCTCTGCCCCGGCTCCATGGTGCCCCGCCAGGTGATCGACGAGCCGGATGTCTGGTCGACGATCGTGCACGTGTTTCCTGTGGGGGTGAGCTTTAGGATTGCGTCGGAGATAGGGGCGGCGCCCCCGGCGAGCCGGGACAGGTCATTCAGCTGGGTCTCGATGGTCGCGGTGTCGCGCCAGACGCCCTCGACGGCCTCAAAGATGGCGGTGGTATCGATCGCCCACTCCCCGTACCGCCAGGACGGCTGAGACACGCTCACGAGGCGCACGAGCGCCTCCCTGGGGCTAGAGCCGGAGGGGTGATGCTGGAGGGTGGCCAGCTTGTTTGAGGCCCTCAGAACGGCCATGAGCGCCTGGAAGTTGCGATCCAGGTCAGCCCGATCCGCGCCCTCAACCATGAACGCAACCGTCACCTTGAAGGTATCCACCTTCAAGCCAGCGCCATCAAGGATGCCGCTACGGAACGGCACCTCCGTGCTCGTAAGGCGCGGCGCCGGGACCGCAGGGAGGAGAGTCCCCTCCATGACGCGCCACCTCCCCGGCCGATCCAGGTCAACGCCATTCAGGCTGTACTCGCTGCTCATGCCACCATCCTAGATGCTCGACGCGAGGCGGATGCCGTCAGCGACATCATCCCTGGTCTTGGAGTCGCGCTGCGCCTGCGGGTAGTAGTTGGTGATGTTCACGGTCCCGCCGGCAGTTGCCTTACCGCTGGAGGTCGCGGAAGCGATGGTGTTCAGTGCATCGCGGGACGGCTTCGCCTTCTCGAACGACGGAGCCACATGCGCAGCAATGTCCGGGGAGATGTCATTAGCGAGGTCCTCCGTGAACCCCTGGAGGGACTTACGCACAGCCCCATACTGAGACTCAAGCCCGTTGATGAAGCCCTGCATAACCAGCTGACCAGCATCCTTCAGGATCACGCGGTCAACGGGAGCTGGCCCCTTCCATGACGGGAGATACGAAGTCAGTGACGAGAGCTTGTTCTGGACTGCCGAGAACATGGAGCTGAGGCCGTTAATGAAGCCCTGAATCACGTTCCTACCGGCATTCCATAGCCAGGACCCGGCGCCGGCGAAGACGTTCCGAATGCTGTTGGGAATGTTGCGCACAGTGTTCAGCATGTTATTCGTCCACGACACCACCGTGCTCACAATCCCACTCCACATGGAGGAGGTGATGCTCATGACAGCCGACCAGCCGTTGCTGATGAGGCTGCGGACCCAGTTGATGGCACTGGAGACCGTGGAGGTGATCGAGTTCCACACGCCCTTGATGGTGTTCAACACGGAGTTCCAGGCCGTGGAGGACATCGACATTATCTGGTTGCCGAAGATGCCGAACTGACCCTTGATGAGGTTCCAGATACCCTCCCCGATCGTCTTGATGCCGTTCCAGGCCCCAGACCAGTCACCCTGAATGACGGCGAGGACCGTCTGGAGGACACCCTTGATGATCTGGATGGCGCCCGTCACCGTGGACATGATCCCATTCCATGACGCCATCACCAGGGGCATGAGCCACTGCATAACCTTCCCCACCAACTGGATCGCCGGGATCAGGGCGGACGCCAGCTGCTGAACCAAAGCAACGATCGGCGGCAGAATCTGCGGAAGGTACTCAGAGATGATCGGAGCCAGCTGGGCAATAATCTCAGAGATCACCGGAACCAGCGCCTGGATCACCGGAAGTAGGGCGGCACCCAACTGCTCGATCACCGGGACGAGGATCGGCACCAGCTGCTGGAAGATCGGAGCCAGGCCCTCAACCAGCTGCGCCACCAGAGGGGCGATCGCCTCCAGCAGAGTGCCCGCGACAGTGGCGATCGCGCCGAACGCCTCACCCAGGGCAGGCATAGCGGGGGCGAGCGCCTGCACAGCCACCAGGAGGCTGTTGAAGAAGTTCGCCAGCCCATCCTGGAACGCCGGATTCTCGAGAGCTGTAGCGAGCCCAGTGAGCGCCGTGCGCAGTGTCTCACCAATCAGGGGGAGGATCACGCCCAGGGTCGGCTCGAGAGACACGAACGCCTCACCAAGCTTACCGACCCCCTGGAACGCCGAACTGGCGGCCCGCCCCATAGAGGAGAACAGGTTCGTCAGCGTCGCCTGGAACAGGGGGCCATTCACCGCCTTGTTCGCCTTGTCCAGGGCATCGGCAATGGAGTCGATCGGAGCGGACCCGTTCGCCATGGCGGTGAAGAGGCCACCAATGATCCCGCCCAGGTCGATCGTGATGTCCTTAAGGGTGCCGAACGCCTGTGCGGCGCGACGAATGGACGCCTCCATCTGGCCGGATGCGGCTGCCTTCGCTGCCCACTGCTCGAACGAGGCGGCCAGGTTGTTGGCCCACTGAGCGATGCTGGGCAGGAACTTCGCACCCACCTCACCCATCGTCAGGATGCCGTTAGTGAACGACGCCGCCCCCGTGGAACCGATCGACAGGGCCTGCGACAGGTAGGTGAGAGACTGCTGGAAGCCAGCAATATGCCCCCCCGCGGCGCCAGCGATGGCGGCAGTCATAGAGCCCAGGTTGGAGGCGATCGTCTGGAGGGCGGGCGAAAGCTCCTGGATGGCGACGTTAGCGAAGTCTCGGATCGGCTGCGCCGCCTGATCCCAGTAGGCGCCGGAGATTTGAGTCTGGAGGTTCGTGAACGATGGCCCCAGGTCCTCGAGGACAGTCTTCGTGTCCTTGAGTGCCGTAATCAGGACGCCCGCTCCGGCGGCGGCGGCACCGAAGATGCCCGGCAGTGCCAGCAGGGCGGGCGTGGACTTGGCGATCCCCACACTCAAGGAAGAGAACACGCCCAGGCCGGAGCCGATCACCGACACTGCGCTACCAATCAAGGTGGACACGGTGCCGATCTTCACGGCCGCCGTATCCAGGTTCCGCAGGAAGTCGTTCAGGTTGCGGCCGATCGACTCGAACACGTTCCCGCCAGCAAGAGCCTTCAACTGGGCCGCCACGCGGGCGAGAGACGTCTTAGCCAGGCGCACATGAATGTCCACCCACCGGGGGTGAGTCAGGCGCTTAAGGTCGAACCAAGCTTTCCCGTCATCCAGGTCGGCATTCACGGTGGCCTTGCCATCGAGCTTGCTGAGCTCGTGCTTGATCTTCTTCTTCTGCTCCTCGGAGAGCTTCGCGTGCACCTCCACGTCAGCCTTGAGGGCAGCGATGCGCGCCTGGAGCTCCTTAGCGGCAGCCCCATCCAGCTTGGCGCGGGCTGGAATATCTGCCTTGAGGGCGTTAAGCCTCGCCTGGAACTGGCGGAACGACCTCTCGTTCACTGTCAGGCCGGCCTTGACGTCACCTGCGGCACGCTCCACGTCCCTCTTCAACTTAGCGAGGTCACCTGGCCGCGTAGACAGGCTGACCGCCGTGCGGATATTGTCGAGCTTCTCCTGGAGCTTCTTCTTCTGCTCCTCGGATAGGTTCGCGTTAACCTTCACCTCGGACTTGATCTGCTGAATCTTCTTCCGAAGAGCCTCCAGCTGTCCCGTCTTAAGGTCCACCTCAGCCTTGAAGCGGACGTCAGACTTCGCGGCCTCCTCGCGCGCCTTCTTGAGGGACTCCTTGTCGAGCTTCACCTCCGCATTGAAGGCGATATCAAGGTCCTTGACCTGCTTCTGGATTCGCTTCAAGTCACGGCGAAGCTTCTTAGCGAAGTCAGAAAGGTCAGGGACAACCTTGACAGAAAGCTTACCAACTGTCCCCTTACCAGCCATCCCTAACCTTCCTCACCCCAGCGAAGCAAACAGGGCCGCAACCCCAGCTGTGTCATTCGATGATACCACCGACACCGAATTGGCCTTCGCGGGCCGAGGCATCATCTCAGAGTCTTTCAGTGTCGCCTTATTGGTGGCGGACGCCTTAATCAGCAGCGCCAACCTATCCAATTCCTCATTCAACCTCTCCGAGTCATGCGAGTAACCGAACCACTGGTCACCCCCCAGCTCGTTCGCCCGATACAGGCTCCAGGGCTCATGCGGTAGGCGCTCAAGAAGCTGACTTACGAGAGACACCCTGTAATCGCCGTGGACGTCAATCCGGTACAGTGCCCAGAAGTCCGCCGCAGCGTCCGGGTGCCTCTCGAAGAAGTCATCTAGTTCTTGGCGCCTGCGGCTTCCCCCGCGTAAGCCATAACCAGATTGATGATGTCCTCCATGTCGGAGTCGTCATAGAACTTGTCCCAGGCGTCCAGGTCGTTGATGAATCCACCATCCTCGAGGGCCTCCATGACGTCAGCGAGGACAGCCAGGAGGTTCACGCCATCCGTGTTGTCGCCCATGAACGGCTCCAGGACGGACGTGAGTCGCATCCGCTTAGAGGGCCGCAGTGAATGTGGGGGAGCCAGCAGCTCATGTCCCGCGAGAGAGGAGAACGGGGGCAGCTTGTCGGCCTTCTTGGTAGCCATGAGAGATTCCTTCCAGTGGGGTGATGGGGTGTTGGAAGGGGCGCCGCCACACACCCCTACATGGCGGCGCCCCTAGTATATCGGCCGTCAGTTGACGGTGAACTGCTTGCCGTCGGAGGCGGCAACGTTGTTCGTGACGACCACGTTCGTAGCGCCAGTGTTCAGGCCGCGAGGAACGTAGGTGGTGATCTGGGTGGAGGAGTCCTTCTCGAAGGAGGCCACCTTGTCGCCGAACTTCACCTCCCGGACGCCATCGAAGTTGGTTCCGGCGATGACGACCTTCGCCCCAACAGCCCCAGAAGAGGGGGTGACAGTGGTGATGGTCGGCTTCGCGGTACCGATACCGGTGGCGGTGCGAGGCTCGAGCATCTGGACGCGCGTCTTACCCGAGTTGGGGGACAGGAGAGTGCCCGCGATCTTGACCTCAGTGAAGTTGTCCAGAGACAGGGACGGCATGTTTCCGGCGAGGGAGACGCGACGGAACAGGTAGCCGGAGACGATGCGGCCGTCCTCGACGACAACGAGGATGGCGCGCTCACTGGAGGCGTCGAGCTCGATATCCCAGGCGCGCTTCACCGGGTCGTAGGTAGAGCCAGGGAACGCCACGCGCATGACGTCTTCCCCGAGGTTGACGGCGTTGATGGTGACCTTGTTGGTGACGTCCTCGCGGGTGGAGCGCACACCCTGACGGTCCCAGGTCCGCTTGGTGGACGTGTCTCCACCATCGGACTCGAATTCGATCAGGTTCTCACTGGAGGTGTCGCCCAGCCAGGTCCACCCACTCCCCTCCAGGGTGGTGCCGTCACCGAAGACGTAGCCGTCGAGGTTCGGGGCCTCCGTGCCGGGGGCGGCATAGTAGACGTGGCCACGGCCCGCGATCTGAATCTTGCTGTTTCCGAGGTTAGCCATCAGGCTCCCTTCCTGGCCGTCACCTGGAGGGACGAAACCATGTTGATGTAGTCGGCGGTTGTGCCCATGTCGGTTTCCGGCGTGGGCAGCTGGGTCCACTCGAGGTAAGTGGCCCAACCTTCGGAGGTCACCATTCCTGACCTCCAAGCTTTCTCGATGGCCTGAACGAGCGCGTCGCTCGCGTCGGACACCTCATCCCCGTCTGGGCCAGTCATGTACAGGCGGGCCCTGATCTGGGTTGCGGCGAACGTCGGCCCAGACGGGTGAATACGGGAGATGGTCATCTGGACGCGACACACGAGCTCATTCATTGGGTCGTCCACGTCACCATGCGTGCGCCACACGATCCGGGAGAGGATCGGCCACTCGGCCGCGCCGGCGGCGGCAGCCTCCTGGGCGTACCGGTAGATGAACGGGAGGGGTGAAACGAACGCCACTAGAACCCCCCATTGTCGTGCACGACGCCACGCATGACGTTGATGCCAGGCACCCACGTCCTATACTTGGCGCCATCGCGCTTCGTACGGCGCCCCTGCGCGTCCTGGTAGACGTAGTGGCCGAACTCGACAGCCGCATCATGGTCCGTGGACGGGGAGATGGACCAGTCCACCTTCCCCTGCGACAGGCTGAACGAAGCGGACAGGTCACCCGTCTGAATGTGAGCGGCGGCAGCGGCCTCAACCTCAGCGAACACCTTCGCGGCGGCGGCAGCGAACTCAGGCTGGCGGGCCACGACGGCAGCAATGTCCTCGTGCACATCCTCAGTGTCGTATGCCTCGATCACTTCGACTCCGTTCCGAGCGTGTCGCAACGCACCGACCAGTGGCGAGTCATCGGGGAGGCGTCATAGGTGAGCGGCTCACCGGCCTGCTGGAACGTCTTCCCCACCAGGGACTCAGGTCCCTTGATGATCTTCACCCACGAGTGCGGACCGCCCGGCCACTTCCGGCCAGTGCCGAAAACCTTCAAGGTGGTCTCATCCGTGAGGTCGCCCCGGATGACACGGTTCTCCGTCGCCTTCAAGGCGTTACCTGCGGACGGCTGCACCAGCACCTTGTCAATCACGAAGGTCTCCCCCCGCTCGAACCGGCGACCCGTGCGCCCCTCCTTGACAACGGCGAGCGTCACCTCCACCACGTGGGGGCCGTTCTCCAGGTAGCGCCCGCGGCGGGGCCGGAACCCTACCACAGTGTCACCTCATCCTCATCGTAGACAGGGTGGTCGCCGGCGAAGTCCAGGGCTGACGGTCCACGCAGGTATGTAGGATCAACCGTCAGCGGCCCCTCCAGGGCGCCCAGAAGGTGCGTGCGCCGCGCGTAGCCGTCCATCTCGGCCCCGGCTACACCCCACCCGGATGTGCCAGCCTGTAGGGCCCGCCAGTCCCGGTCGGTGATCTCCAGGATGCCGGACGCGACGGCCTGATTCACCGAGTAGGTGTACGTGCCCTCGGTCTCATACTTGTAGAGGCCGCCGCCAGGTGCCCTGAGGACACGGGAGACCGACTCGGCCTCCACCATCCGCATGATGATGGAGAAGCTGTAGTCGACTCGGCACCGGTTCACAGCATCGGGCATGCGTGACAGGATCAGGGCCTCAGCCCTATCCAGAAGAGCCTGCACCCAGGTCTTCTCGTCATCCTCCAGGTACCGCATAAGCGACCCCTGAACATCATCCAGTGTTGCTACCGTCACTTCTCCACCTCCTCAGGAAACCAGGCCGCGGGGTGGCCGCCAGTCGAAACCAGCGGCCACCACCCGGGTCACTTGCTGGTGATCTTCACGAACGCGCGCGGGTCACGCAGAACCCAGCCGAACTGGGCCTCAGCGAGGATCGCACCCATGTTGCGGTCGAAGAGGTCAACACCACCGGCACGCTCGGTCGCCTTACGGTAGGTGATGGTCTCAACGAAGCCGAGACGCAGAGCGTCCTTGAAGTCGCCGCCGATACCGAGAAGCTTCGCGGCCGGGGTCTTGGCCCTCTCGTAGCCGGAGACGGCACGAGAGTAGGTAGCCGGGACACCCAGGACAGTGCCGAACTTCGCGGTGATGTCGGGGGCCTGCTGGTAGAGCGGGCGACCCTGAGCATCCAGGGCGTTCACCAGGTTGCTGCGGAACTTCGGGGCCAGGAGGAAGTGATCGAAGCCGAACTCAGCCTCGTCAGCGTCATCCAGCACAACCTTGTCATAGGCGGCGGACAGCTGCTTGGTGAAGTATCCGGTAGCGGTGGAGGCCAGGTCCAGCTCCTGCACCTTCGTGGTGGAGGTCAGGGCCTCCTTGCCAGTGATGGCGGTACCGGTGTTCGCGTCGATGCCGTGAATGACGGCGGTGTCGATGGCGCGAGCAATGGCCTCACCGAGAGCCTTCTGGATACGAGAGTACTCGCCCAGCGGGTCAGCCTTAGCGGTCTCCTCCGAGTAGAGGATCATCACGGCAGCCTTGACCGGGGTGACCGTCTTGACCTTGCTGGACAGGGTAGCGACCGGCTTAAGGCCGCCCTCCTGAACGATGCCAGCGGTGGGCTGGCCGACAGGGATCGGGATGGCGGTACCGTTGATGGAGACCGGGACGCTACCGGCGAGGCCCTGAACGACAGAGCCCTTCATGGCGTTGTCCCAGATGCCCTTTACGACGGTCTTGGGAAACGCGGCCTCATTCCCAGCGTTAGCGCCGAGAATCTTGGATACTGTCTCGATCTTGGTTTCGTTGTCGGGGTTGTACGCGGGTGCAGGCATATGCCCTCCTTACTGGTCTGCGAGGCCGAAGAACCCGAGCGCCTCACTCAGGCCGTCATCCTCGGTCTCAAGGTCTGCATCCACCGCAGGGTCGCGGGGGACTGACGGCGCGGGCGCGGCGTCTGCCTGCTCGCGCAGCGTGGCGAGGGCGTCTACCTGCTCCTGCCACGAGTCTTTGTCTCCGGTGAGGAATGAAGCGAAGCGGGCCGGGATGCTGGCCTTGGAGAGGAGACCCTCCTTCTCGGAGAGCTCGGCGGCGGCACGCTCGGCGGCCTCCTTCGCCTCGAGCTTCTCGGTGAGAGCGGCCAGCTGGGCGCGCAGCTCACTCACCTCATCCGAATGAGTCTCCTCATCATCCTTCGGCGCCTCCTCCGCAGGAGTCTCCTCGTCCTTCGCAGGAGTCTCATTGGAGGCCTCCTCGGGGTGCTCGATAGGGTAGTCAGTGGTTGAGATAGGTCCGTCAGTCTCTTCAACGACGGAGGGCTCAGGCGCGGGGGTGTCGCTCATTTGCGCTCCTTCTGCTTCTCCCGGAAGTACTTGTCCATTGCGCGACGAGCATCCACGTCGTGAAGGTCCTGGTCGCGCACAACCTCATTGTACACACGTTCGAATGCGATCTGCTGATCCTTCCCCTCCCAATGCTTGGAAGTGAAAACGGGAACAATCGAACAAAAATCCGACTCATGGAATCTGTCAACCCTAAGGCCAGCAGACTCGGACGACTTATAGACCGGGCCGCGAGAAGCGAGCATCGCACAGAAACCGCAGGGGCCATTCTTGTTGGGGTGAGTCACGCGGGCGAAAGCGAAGGGGCGTGCGATCAACTCGCCACGGGAATTGCGGCGGTACTTGTCCGGCACATCCGAGAACACCTTCATGCTGCGGTGGCGGTCCTTAACGAGCTCCTCCTCATCGAGAGTACGAACAGCCTCCTCCACCCTGTCGGCGACCTTCTCGAACGCCTCATCCAGCGTCATGCGTGGGCGGCGGCGCCCTTCAACCTTCTCCACGTCCTCGACGATCGCCTTCTGTGTCGTCTCGGAGAACCCCTCGAGGTCCTTTGCTAGGTCATCCAGGGCCCCCTCAATGAGCTCAATGGATGAAGGTGCAGTGTCCACCGCGTCGGCCACCGTTCGGCGCGCAGCGGCCAGCACATGCCCCTCCAGGGACCGCTCAAGGCGCCGCATCCCCTCCGGAGATCTCAGTGCACCCTGAGTGTCGCGAATCGTGCGGGCGATCGTCTTCGGCGAGTACCCCGGCTGCGGAGGGACCCAGGACTCGGGCACCCCGGCCTTGCGGGCCTGGCCGCGCAGGAACAGGGCAGCTGCGGCCCACGCCTGCTTCCTGGCCTGCCACATGAGCGGAGTCAGGAGGTCCCCCACATGCTCCACCGGGGGTGACTCAGGGAGGCCGTCGAACGCCTTGAGCGCATCCTCTGCCCGACGCCGGAAAAGCATGACGATGCCGCGCAGGATGCTGTAGAAGAGGGCCTCACTCACTCTTAGGGTCCTCCTCCACATCCTCGGGAGCCTCCGGAGCCTCCGGCATATCCAGGCCCGCCTCGGCATCCATCTTGTCGCCACGGGCCTTCTCGCGGCGCAGCTGCTCAGGGGTAAGGTGAAGGAACTCGCGGGCCGTCTCATCCCCGATGATGCCCTGACTGTGGGCCTGGAGGGCGTTAGCCATCTGCGCGGAGGTTGAGGGGGCGGCTGCGTCACGCCACGTCACCTCAAGGGCCTCCAGCCCATCCAGGGGCATCCCATTTGCCTGCGCCACGATCCGTCCGACCCTCTCGAGAGCATCACTGAACTGGCGCTGCTTGTTCTCCGCGCGGGCGATCAGGCGGTCCTTCGCCACTCGCAGGGCCTCCGCGCTGGTCGGGTTGTTGTCCGAGGAGACGCCCATCATCGACGGGGGGATACCGGTCATGGCGGACAGCTGGAGGGCGTAGGACCTGTACGTGTTGATGAACGGGTCCAGCGCCATACCGGTCAGCTGCTTCACGTCACCGCCGGAGGGAATGGCGATCAGGTTACCCATGTACGCCTGCATCTTCTCGGGATACTGGGAAATCATGTCCGAAGCACCATCGCCCACGACGGCGCGCAGCGGGGAGGAAGCGACCTCCTGAGCCACCTGGAGGTTCGTGAGCGTCCTAGAGGCGGCGTCGATGACGGAGGTGAGCTCACGCAGGTCGGAGCGCCCATATTTGTCGGACAGGCGCGCCCTGTTGAACATGGGGACGATGGATGCCCCCCACTGGTCCTGACGCCCCTGGCCGACGCTCTTCCAGTCGTACTTGCCCTTGACGTAGAACTCCACGCCGTCAGGCGTGTAGTAGGTGGCGCCCACGTTCCCATCGTCGCGCCGGTATAGGACGACACCCTCCACGACCTCGCCGCGGAAGTTGATGCGCACTCGGGCATGCTTCGCATCCACCGCGCGGATCGAGGCGAACTCATGCTCATCATCCGGGGGCGCAATCACCCAATAGGAGGCGCCAGCACTAATTGCCTCCGCTGCAGCGAGGTTGAACTGGGAGTCCATGTCGTTCGCCTGCCACGTCTTCCGCAACAGCTCAACCACGCCAAACTTGTCATCGTCAGCGACGCGGTACCCGTCGGGGATCAGAATCTCCGTGAGCACATCCACGGCCATCTTAGCGAACGGGGCCTGAATCTCCAGGACACGCGCCTTCGCAGGCAGGCTGATACCCACCGCGTCGAGGCGCCGTTTCCCCTCGTAGTAGCCCTCATAGGTGATGGGGCGGTAGGCGCCAGATGAGAACTTGGAGATCATCTTCTGGAAGCTCACATGAACACCTTCCACTCGCCTCGCGGAGCAGTCAGGTCCGCCCACTCCTTCGAGTTCTTCACATGTCTATACAGCATTCTAGCGCCGATCATGCACACGGCCAGGTCGATCTTCTTCGAGGACTTCGGGGACTCCTTCTTCACCGACCAGCGTCCCTTGAACTCATTCACGCGACAGTTCGACACATGCTCACCCAGGGCAGAGTCCCCATCATGGGTGAACGTCTGCTGCTGAATCTCCGTGAACGCCGTCTCCGCCGCCTCCGCGAACTGGTACGCGTGCGACCGCATATCCCAAGCGATCGGCGAAGCGGACATGCCGCCGCGCACCGCGGGGACGATCAGCCTGTCGCCGAAGTCCTCAGGCCACGCAGTACGGGTGAACGACTCCCACTCGCGCACGTCAGCCCAGAACGCGACCACGTTGTAGGTGTCGAACGCCTTCCGCACCCCAGCATCCACGGCAGCCACATTCACAACCCCGAGCGGCTTCTCAGGCTTCCAATGCCCGATCTTGAAGATGTGCCCGTCCTCCATGCAGCACCCCACGAGGGCCGTATGGTCATTGGACTTGGAGCCATCGAAGAACATGACGATCCGCTCCCCAGGCTCTACCTTCCGGTCAGGCTTACGGAGCTGCGTCCACTCCTCCAGGGTGATCCAGGACGCCTCAGCTGCGTTCGGGCGGTTCAGGAAGAAGCGGATCGACCGAGACTCGGGGTACTCGGGAGACCAAATCTGCTCCTTGATCGACTCCAGATTCACCCACGGGCAGTCCTCGTACACGTACTCCAGGGCCTTCGTGAGCCCAACCTGCCCCTCCTCCGGCTCGTCCGTTAAAACCGTGTTCGGGGGCGCGATACGCGCATCGTAGAGGATCTTCGTCTTACCGCGCGTGAGACCATCCTCCTGATCGCACCACGCCTCAAAGATCGCCTCAGCCGACGACTGCTCTCCAGGCACCCATGCGTTGCAGGTACCCATGAACCGGCCACCCATCTTCGCCGCGTTCTGCTGAATCGTCTGCAACATGGCGGGCCCGCCCTGTGCGGGCAGCCAGTGCTCGAGCTCGTCCCCCACGACGAAGGACACCTCGCCACCCTCCATCGAGTGGGCGGAGGACGTCATCTGCTGTAGCTTCCCGCCGCCCGGCGTCTCGATGAACGTCTTCGCCACCTCGAGGTCATACTTCCGAGCTAAGGGACCCTTCTTCTGACAGAACGCCCTGACCATGCGGATAGTATTGGCGGTTTGGCTTTCCGATGTAGCTACGATCTGCACGAGAGGCATGCTCATTGGCATCGCGCGCACACCGAACGGCTCATGGCGGTCGAACCCATCGAAGCGGCAGGGGCCGAGGAGTTCAAACAGGCACAGCGCAGCAGCGAACGGAGACTTCCCGGAACCTTTGCTTAACCTTCTAATTCCCTGCCTGTACATGAAGCCACCCTTATGATTAAGGGCGTAGAAATGAGCAAGGAACTCAATCTGACGATCCGTCGGGATGAACGGCTGACCCGCTCGCGGCCCGTTCGGCTGCACAAGGTTGTCCACCATCCATGCGGCAGCGTGATACCCGAGCGTCCGCTCAGGAAGTTCGAGGGGGAGCGTATCGGTTCGCTCCCGTGGTGCGGGGAGCGTCTCGGTCACTTCGCGGCCCGCGCCTTCGCCCAAGCCTGGAGAGCAACCACGCCGGCGGACTCAGCCTCAGACTCGTCAACGCGGTTGATCTCGATCTGCACGCGCCTACGGTCACCCTCGGTGAGCAGGAGGCTGGTGAGCATAGTGTTCACCGCCGCCAGCATCGTAGGGGAGCGTCGCTCCTGCTTCTTGTAGTTCGACAGGTCATCACAGGTGGAGTAGAGGACAATCCAGTCCGAAGGCTCGTAGTAGCGGGTGAACGTGGACTGCTCCACAGCCTTCCACAGTTTCTTCGCAATCGGGTGCCAGTCAGGGTCGGGCTTCGGGGGCTTCACCTTATCGGCGACCACATTCACGGGCTCCACGCCGCCATCGAGCTTCCTCGCCTGAGTGGTGCGGTGACCCTCCGTGCTGCGCTTCGGGATCGGTCCCTTAACTCCCATCTTCGTCTCCTACAGGTATCCGGGGTGCTTACTCTTCGGCCTAGGGCCGCGAGCCTTGTTGCGGCTATTATAGCGGCGCTTACGGGCCTCGACGGATTGCTGCTGCGTCCTTGCCATATGGCAGTGCTGGCAGAGACTCCTCAGATTGTCCGGCACATGGGGTCCGTCGGGGAAGATGTGGTCCACCTGATTCGCCCTGGCCCCACAGAACACACAGACGCCGCCATCGCGTTTAAGGACCGCGCGCCTAATCTTCTCCCAGTCCTTAGGGAGCTCCTTACGGCGCCT